ATCCACTCCACCCGGACGCAGGTAGGTGAACGTCACTGGAGGAGGTGTAACCCCTCCAACAGTAGCGGGCGTCTTTGACCGGCGTCTGGACAGGAAGCGAATCATTACAGACCGATGCCTTGGATGATATGCAGCGAACCAGCCCCACCAGGCGAGATGAACGAGACAGTGTCGTCGTCCTGATCCTTGCCAATGCTTACTTGGGAGCCAACGAGCACGGGATAGCCGGCAGTCGTTGCAGGTGCGCCACTTTCAGCAGTGCCTACGCGAACGTAGACAACGGTCGAACCGAGGTTGGTGAATACCACTGACTCAGAGGTTAATCCCAGAGTGACAGAAGCTGAAGTGACATTCGGCGTGACAGTGACGCCGAGATTGTAAGCGGGTTGAAAAGCGAGGCCCATAAATTTAGTAGTTATCCAACACGATACCAAGTCTTGAGGATTGGTTCAAAGCGCAGTGTGAAGAAGCCTCCAGAGGAGATCGTCGTAGGAGTCCCAACGCCTAGAGCGCCATTGAGGTTGATCGTCAAAGCCGTCACCGTCTGAGATGAACTCACAATGAGTTCTTGCGACTCCACGCAATTTGCAACATCAGGGAGAACGATTGTGCCAGCCGCCATAGTAGCGTTGGGAGTGAGTACCAACCACACACTGGCACTGCTATTGTTGATGGTGACGCTAAACCCCGTAGATGTCGGGCCTGCGTACTGGATGATCTTGCCATCCCCGGATGCACCTTGAGACTGGATGTACTGGGCGACAGTGTCAGCGGCAGCACGGTAGTCTTGGTTGTTGACGTTGACTGCGAAGTAGGTGCTCGCAGTGATTGTGTCCAGCAGGGACAAGCGTTCGATAGCCATGACTAAGAGTTCTTGAAGAGCATCTGATCGTTGTTTTCAACGATGAGCGGGTTGAGATCTGGAGAGTTGACAAACACCTGATCGGTGCGCTTGTAGCCTGCACCAAGCGGAAGCGTCCTCACAAACTGCTGTTCGTAAGGCATTGCAGCCTCAATCAGAAGCTGGTCATACAGCAGTTTCGCAGTCGCCTTCGTGTCTGGCGATACAGATTTGCCGTATGCAGGAGCAAGACGAACAGCAAGGTTAAGCACCAGTGCTTCATTGTTGTTGAGCGAGGTTTGGATCTCCTCGTCGATGTTGCTGTTGCCTGGACTAGCCGGCAGCGGGTAACCGATCTGAATGTTTCGAGCCTGCCAAGAAGCGACCATGAGATCCAGACGCCTGAGTGCGCTTTCGAGCTGATCGGCGGTGATGTCGAAAATGTACGACGCCAACCCAATCTCCTCGAATGCTTGCTCAATAATCTGTTTCTTGGTCCACATGTTATTTAGCGAGTGCTTCGTCAATCATCTGGGCGATCTTCTTGTCAGAATACCGTCCATCAAACTTGATTCCAAGCTCTGTAGCCTTGGTTTCTAGCTCTTCCCTAGTAGGAGGCGCGCTATCATCCAAAACAGGCTCAGAAGCGTCTTTTGCGGCATCTCCTTCAATGGCAGCCTCAAGACTATCAAACCAACCTTCACTGAGCTTCTGCTCCAGTTCCTGTTGATCGTTTACACCAACAAAATCGTACGTCCCATGAGGACGAATGTACTTTCCTTCCGCTTTGTAAACTAATGCCGGGAACTCCATTACTTTCTAGCCCTCCCAACAGGCACACCAGCGGAAACACGGGATTTGCGGGCAGAACTCAAGGCCATCGCAACAGCTTGCTTCTGCGGGTATCCAGCTTTCATCTCCTTACTGATATTTTTGGAGATCGTCTTCTGCGAATATCCTTTTTTGAGAGGCATAAAGAGTTGATACACAAAGGGGAGAGCGGAGTCAACCGCCCTCCCCTAGTGAATGTCAGACTAGGGCTGACCAAACAGGATGATCCCACTCATCTCAGGCTGCTTGTTCACAACCCCGAAGAGCGTGTCCAAGCGGTAGCGAGTCTTCATCGTGTTGATGTCGTACTGCTTCTGCATGACCAGTTCGATGCCCTGATCGGTGGAAGCGCGCATCACGTTTGCACCAGCGTCAGCGGGAACCGCATAACGACCGGGCAGGATTTCGATGGCGTCCTTCTGCCAGAAGCAGTTGATCGGAGCAGCAGCAGTGTTGAGGAACACGATAGCGGCGTTAGACGCCTTCGTGGTCACAACGCAGTTCTGGTACTCAGCCGAAGCGGTATTAGCAACCTGGTTGGACACGATACCGGGGCTGATCACCATCTGGGTGCTGTTGGTCACGCTGATGACGCGGAACGTCTTCAACTGACCAGTGTTTTGCTTCGTGATGTGATGCACCGCAAACACGTTGGCAATCGTGAAGCAGTCACCAGCGGCAACGCCGGTTGTGCTCGACACGGTCACAGTCTGGAAGCGGTTGTCCACGTTGAGACGTTCAGCGGTCGTCGGGGATGTGCTGATCGACTTGGGGATCTGGTAGTTCACGGCAGCGTCACGAGTATCAATCGTGATGCTGGAACCAGCGGCAGCAGCGATACGGTTGGAGTAGTCGAGCTTGAAGGTGTCGAAGCTCGCAACCTGGCCGATGTAGGCCCGGTCGTAAGCGGTCAACGCCTTGCCAGACAGCGTCTGACGACCAGCGAGGTTGCTCGCCATGCCGTTGTAGTCGCGGGTGGACAGCGCCAAGTAGCGCGAATCGAAGTTCACACCCTGCTCGTTGAAGATGGCTTCGCACTGGGCGACATCGTCAAAACCAGAGGCGGCAGACAAACGCTTCACAACGAGCGTGCCCTGCGCAGAGGCCACGTTCATCACAGCCACGTTGATGTCGGACGCGAGCTTCTGCTTGGCCGAATCACCGAGGCGCTGTTCCTGAAGTGCGTCACGCAGTTCAGTCGCGGTCATAACCCACGGCACAGACTGGTTGAACCCGATTGTGGCGGGCACAGCAAGCTGGGTGTAGTCGAGGAAGTTCGAGGTCATATCAGTGCCCGAGTACGAGCGGCTGATATAAGGCTGCGGCCTCCAGATCACGTTGTTGGTGCGTTCCATCATCGTCTGATCCGTGTTGTAGATCGAGACGTTGCGGGACAGGACGAGAGCGTCTTGGAAACCTTCAAGGAGGTTCTCAAACGCTACCCTTTCTTCTTTGCTGAATGAATTTGGCATATACTACGATTGGTTTTTTAACTGCTTTTTGAATGCGAGCACTTTGGTAAAGTCCCCACTGCGCGCCGCTTCTTCACGCAAGCGATCCAACTGGGCGTTGGAAGTACCGAGACTACCGTTTCCGTTGATTCGTTTTTCGGGAGGTGGAGCTTGTTTCTTTGTCACAGAGAGTTGAGTTTCGAGTTTTGCTACTGCAAACGCGAACTGAACAGGATCAGTGATTCCAGCCAGTTCCTTCGCTTTGTTCGGGTTCTTGCCTAGGGCATAAACCAAAACTGCTGGGTTCTGGGCTCCCTGAAGAATGATGCCTTGTTGAGTTACACTCAGAGCTTCGAGCACAGCGTCTTCAGCGTCTTGAAAGTCAGAAACTTTTAGCCCGGTTTTAGCCTGGGTGTAGGTTTCGAGCTTCTTTTGCCAAGTCTGCTGTTCTTCCTGCTGTTTGGCTCTTTGCTTGGCTTCAGCCTCTTCAGACTGCCGCTTTTGCTCGAACCAGCCAGCAAGTTCAGTCTCGAACTTGTCTGAATCATAATCACAAGCCTCAAGCGTTGGTTTCTTTCCAAGAACAACAGGACTTTGCTCTGTTGACGGCGAAACTGCTTTGAGTCTTTCCTCAAGTTCGCGTTTTTCACGCTGCAACTCGCGGTAGCTCTTTCTCAGGTTGCGCACCCATTCAGGTGCCTGCTTCTCTTCCTCCTCGGGGGCCGGCGATTCCCCAGCGATAGTCACCACCACTTCCTCTGTCGCTTCCTCAGTTTGCTGCTCAGGCTCCACCGGGGTGGCCTCTGGCTGCTGCGTGAGTACTTCTTCAGTTTCCGTTGTGGCTGTATCTTCTGCCGTGTTGTTGGTGCTCATGTGTACAAAAAACTAACACAAATGCAAGTATTATTGCATCTGAGGCTGTGTCGCTTGAGTTAAGCGATCAGCAAGCGCAAAGATTCTGTCCTGATCAGTCGTACTGACCTTGGAAAGCGTCTCAGTCGTCTTGGCGCGAGCCTCTTCAGCCCTAGCCACTGCGAGAATACTGTCTGCCTGCGCTTTAGAGGCTCGTGCAATGGCCTCCTCACTGGCTGCCTGCAAGTACTGCGCCTGCGGGTCAGGCTGGGCATTCTGAGCCTCGACAGCCATTTCCTGCGCTTCGACTTCAGTGGGCCTGACAACACCCATTCTAAGTAGCTTCTTACGGAAGTAGTCGCGAACGTCTTCGATCCCTTCTCCCTCCATGTTGAGCATTGCCATAGCAGAGAGCACCTGAGTCATCTCAGGATCCTGAGTGAGAGTCATCATGTCAGTCAGAGCGCGAACAGTGGCTCCACGCTTGGTCTGGCTGCTTGGGCCAACGAGAACCTGTACGTCGTAGTCAGCGTCAGAGAGATCGTTCTCATACTCGATCTCGCCCTCTTCGTTGACCATAGGCTTCATCAGCTCCACGGGCTCCATCTTCCCGTTGGAAGCGATAGACTTCATCTTGCGGCCTTGCTCGACAAAGATGTCACGAGCGATAGACAACCAGATCTCTCCACACCGCTTCACAGCCTTTGCCATGTTGGACATGTAGATGAAGGTCTGCATGTCGAGGCGTTGCTGGATCAACTCTACAGTCTTGCCAGAGAGGTGAGACACCATCTTGTCTCCCTGCTGTGGGGAGCCTAGGATCTCCTGCATGTCGGCCTCTGTGATCTGCAAGAGTGCAGCCATAGAGGGAGGAATGGAAGGAGGCTTCGTGTAGGCTACAGGCCCGCCGGGGGCAGTGTTCCCGTTTGAGTCAGTGATCGGGTTAATCAGCAGATAGGGATAGTTCTTGAGGTTGTCCTCTGCCCACATGAGCTGGTGCCCGGCGACCTGTTCAGGCAGCAGGATTGGCTTCTCGACTGCACTGAGGGCAGCGATCTCGCCCAGCTTACTCAACTGCATGTTTTTGAGGCGCTGGGCGTCCTTAGCCAGCCTCACATGCCCCATGCAACGCTCGACGTTGTCCACAAACCACCGCTTCCCGTACACGGGGATGATCGGGATGTTCTTGCCGGCAATGTAGCCACAGTCCTCAAGGATCTTGGCCCCAGACATGATGTATTTGCGGACCTTGCGGGCTTTAACCTTCTTGCGCCGGACTTCTTTCCAGCCTGTCGCGAGCATTTCCTCTTCCTCATCGAGTTCATCAGGCCCGAGGGATTCTTCTTTGCCACTGAAGTCACGATAGATACGAATCTGCTGAGAGACTTCTTCAACGACGTAGTATTCAGCAACGTAAACGACACTAGGAGTGTACCAGTCGAACTGAGAACGAGTGATCGTCTTGGGCCAGGTGGACGGGTCATCGTTCCATTCAGCCTTGTAGGCGTCATAGGTCATGCTGGTGAGCACGAAACACCGCTTGGCATCTGCCTTATCCTGCCGCTTGGCACCAAGATCGAAGTAAACGCTAGTATCAGCGTCAAAGATCGGCTCGATACAGACTCTCTGCTTGTCTTCTTCAGGATCTTCTTCGTTTTGGTACTCTGTCCTAAGCCTCCAAGCACCAAAACCACCCATCACAGCCTCTTCAAAGGCGTTATCGTAGGCTTCTTCAGCGGTGGGAGACTGTTCATCTGCCCGATACAAGCCGGCACAGGTGTCAGCGAGTTTATCGTACTCTTCTCCCTCTTTGGAAACGAAGTAAACGCCGATACGGTTATTGCGATACTCGTTAATGATCCGCTGCACCGCCATGTGGACCTTGTTGACCTCGAACCTAGGCTTGTTCTCGAACTGTTGCCCGAGTGGCCCTTCCCATTGAGCGCCTGCAAGAGAGCAGAACCTACGGTCACCAAGGCAGTTCATACGTTCTTGGTAGAGGGCAGACTGGATCTGATCGAACTCTACGCGGGCCTGCTGGTGAATATCAGCTAATTTGTCTTCGTTCATCGCTTGAAAAAGTTGACTACTGGCATTGCAAAAGAACTGCCTTGTTTGTGAGAAGGTTTACCGGGAATTGCAGCCCTGCCTAAACCACTTACTACTAAATACCGTGTCGCGTCCATCAAATGGTCGTTATCTTTAACTACTCTACCCTTCTCATCACGCCTGTAGAGCCTAAATTCATTCAACCAGTTTCTAAGTCCTGCAAACACTTTAATACGGTTCTCAGACATCATTTGCCACACGCTGTAAAGACCACTCTCAACAGCGTTATTGGCAAGAGTAACATCCAGCCCGTGTTTCCTATACATGCTTAGGAGCTGTTGCCCATCAGTCTGCGCACGGCCACGGGATGCAGGGTCGATGACACCGGGGATCTCTCCACGAGACTTGATCGCTTCAGCGTGCAGAATGGGTTCTGCTTGGCCTCGATAGTATTCGTTGTAGAGGAAGGTGACTCCGCTGTCAGGGTTGGTAGCGCCCCAGATAACCGCTGTCCTGTTCCAGCCTACGTCCATGCCAAAGCACCGTTTCCAGTGTTCAGGAATAGGGAACTCAGGGACGACAAGTTCACTCTCTGGCACAGGGTAGATGGCACCGGCACCAAGCTGTGGAACGCCTTTGGAACGAGCATCGCGCTGGAATGGAGGGATAGACGCCCAAAGCTCTTCTTTCTGTTGCTTAGTCAGATGTGGGACATCGTCCCAGGTCGCCATGCCAACGTATTTGCTACCGTTAGACTGCTCTTGCACTTCACCGTTTGGCAGGAACGACATGACAGTCTCACTCATCCCCATCAGAGGCGTGAAGGTGAGCATTGTCATCCCGTTGTTGGTCATCGTCCGAAGCAAACACTCTGTGTAGACATCCAAAGGCGGTTCTTCGTCCAACCAGATCACATCCTGTTCAGATCCCTGAAACGCTTCTCTGCGCTGATCGTAGGACTTAAACGTGAGCCTAGACTCTCCTCCACTTGCGTGTCTGACAGAGATCGTCTCGATGGCGTCTGCAACCCCTGCTTTGGCAGTAGTGCGGACAAGATCTGCCTTGGGGATGAGCCCCGTTCCAAACTCCCCAGGCGGCCCAAGCAACTTCATCTGAAGAATGTCACGAGTCGTCTTGCCGGTGTCGCCCGCTGCCCAAGCACTCACTGGCCGATCAAACTTCCTGCCCTCCCACCACGAGGGATACTTGCCTGTCATGTGGAGCACCATCTCGTACCCGCCAATCGACTCAGTCTTCCCAATACGGTTGGCAGCCATCATTAGGCGCTCTCTGTACGTCCTGCCGGCAGCGAAGTAGGCGAGGTGCTTGGGGTACAGGTCACGCTTCAAGGGACCGTCATCAGGGAAGTAACCAGAGATCTTACGCTCCCTCTTACGCCTCAAAGACTCCTCCAGCAAGAGAGCCAGTTCGAGTTTCTTGTCTATGGTGTCGAGAATGTCGTTCATAACGAAAAAACCCGGACATCTACACACGTAGAGCCGGGCCAATTTTCTGACCTAAACACCAGTCGTACACAGGTTATTAGGATTGAGCACAAGAAGTAGCACGAGAGTGTTGAAGGTGTCAATGGCTATACTCCACAAAGTCCTTCGCATTCATTGCCAAACATATCCAATTGTCCAGCATCAGTTTCTGTAGATAAGTCTATTTCCTCAAGTGGAATGCATGATCTGTGCAGCCATGGAATACTTCTATCAGCAGCTTCTGCTTTTGTGCGCTGGAGTTCTTTTTCAACTCGAATTGCCTCTGCAAATGCTTCTGGCTCATTAAGTTTTAAGTTTCTCCACTCAGCATTGGAGTGAAATGGACAGTAGACACATGCGCTACGAGGAGGCTCTGGGAAGCCGT